CCGATGATGGTAAAAGTAAATGGGATGAATTAAAAGATGATTACAAAAAAGAAAATCCTGAAATCAAATTAATGAATGATAAAATTATAAAATGAAGATATCAGAGAATACATCAATAAGTATGCCAATGAAAAATATGCTGGCAATCATTGCTGGTGTAGCCATGGGTGTTTTTGCATATACAGAGGTCACATCTAGATTAACAAGTTTAGAGACCTCAAGAGAACTATTTCAAGCTGACCTGCTCAAAAAGTCAGAACAACTCCCCACGGACCAGGAACAGTTTATGTTGATAGAGGACTTGTATAAAACAACAGAAAAACTTGAGATAACTCAAGAGCAAAATATGACCAACAAAGTTAATATAGAATTTTTAAAAGCACAACTAGAAAAAACATTAGCTGATGTTGAAAAATTAAAAGATAAAGTTAGACAAAACGGAAATGGACATGATTGAAGTAGTAGTTGCACTATTGATGATTGTAAACGGTGAAATAAAAGAACATAGAATACAAGAATCCATGTCTACTTGTTTGAAAGCTAAACGTGTTGCAATGAGATCAGGTACAAGTCGTATAGACTATCAATGTATAAAATCAAAAGCAGAAACAGAGATTTACATGGGTGAAAAATCTATTGTAAACCTTATATTAAAATAGGAATAAATATGAACTTAAGTCGTAACTTCACTCTTCAAGAACTTATTAAATCAGATACAGCAATACGTAAGGGTATTGATAATAACCCTAATGCAGATCAAATAGAAAAATTAAAGTTACTTTGTGAAACTATACTACAACCCGTAAGGGACCATTTTGGTAGAGTAAAAGTAACGTCAGGATTTCGTTCACCTCAACTTTGCACTGCTATTGGCAGCTCAATTAACAGCCAGCACTCGCGCGCGGAGGCGGCAGATTTTGAATGTGTTGGTACCGACAACAGAGAATTAGCAGATTGGATACGTAGAGAACTTGAATGGGATCAATTAATCGTTGAGTATTTTGTTTCAGGGGAACCCAATTCAGGGTGGATACATTGTAGTATTACAGAAGGCACTCCAAGAAAACAGTTCTTGCATGCCTATAGAAGTGAGGGTAAAACTAAATACAAACCAATATTAGGTAACGCAAAGGATATATTATAATGGCAATAGGAAGAGGACAAATATCAGCACAAATAGACGGCAAACTTAGAGGAGCAAGAAAGAAAAAGGCACCTTCAGGATACCATTATATGCCCAACGGCAGGCTTATGAAAGACAGTGAACATGCGAAAAAAAAATCCAATAGCAAAAAACCTAAGGTCTTCAAAGTTTAAGTTAAAAGTGATACAATCCAAGAAATTGTACAACCGTAAAAAGGATAAAAATGGCTACGTCAGGGACAACTAGTTTTAATTTAAACATCGATGAAATAATAGATGAGGGTTACGAAAGATGTGGTTTAAGCACTGCTTCTGGTTATGATCTTAGATCGGCAAGAAGAAGTTTAGATCTTTTATTTGCAGAATGGGGGAATAGAGGTATTCATTTATGGAAAGTAGCTCTTCATGAAAATGCACTAGTAAGTGGACAAGCTTCCTATACTGTGGACTCCGATGTAAGTGATGTACTTGAAGCTTTTGTATCAACTACTGCAGCAGCAGCGGATAGTGTAAATACTCAAGATGTTGCACTAACAAAAATTGATAGATCAGCTTATTCAGCTTTGCCTAATAAATTAGCAGTAGGTCAACCATCTCAATATTATGTAGATAGAGTTACAACTCCTAAAATTTATTTATATCAAGCACCTAATTTAAATACTTACACAACTTTAAAGTATTACGTTATAAAAAGAATTGAAGACGCGGGAGCCTACACTAATGATAGTGATGTTGTTTACAGATTTTTACCATGTATGTGTGCTGGATTAGCTTATTACATAGCTATGAAAAAAGCACCACAATTAGTTCAACAAAATAAATTAATTTACGAAGACCAATTAAAAAGAGCTCTTGATGAAGATGGACAAAGAGCATCTACTTACATTACACCTCAATCTTTTTACCCTAATGGAATTTAACTATGGCTAAATGGGCAACAGGAAGAAGAAGTCAAGCAATATCTGATAGATCAGGTATGGCATTTCCATACACTGAAATGGTAAAAGAATGGAATGGTTCTTTAGTACATTACAGTGAGTTTGAACCTAAAAGTCCACAAATAAGAAGAAGACACTTTACAGCCGATGCTATTGCTTTGCAAAACACAAGAGCTCAAAAATTTCAACAACCAATCCAACCTTTTACAAGTGATGTTACAGTAACAAGCTCAGGAGGAACAATGGTGGGTGTTGCTAATTTAACTTTACCAGGTATGTTTGCATTTAACACTATTCAACCTGGAGCTACACTTACAACTAGTGGTGTTGTAATAAGTACAATGGCACCTGCAGATCCATCTCTTCAAAATAGAAGAAGAAAATTAACTTTAATAACAGGAACAATAACAGTGAGTATTACATAATGGCTATAACTTATTCTGATTTCTTAACACAAGTTAGAAACTATACTGAAGTAGATAGTAATGTATTGACAGATACTATTATAGGACAGTTTATTAGAAATACTGAATTAAATATTGCAGGTTCAGTTGATTATGATGATACGAGAAAATATGCAACTTCTTCGTTTACTGCTAACAAAAGATATTTAGTTACTCCTGCTGATTTTTTAATTATTAGATCTCTTCAAGTATTTAGTACGACTGATCAAACAGGAGACAGATCTTTTATGGAAAAAAGAGATACTAGCTTTATTACTGAATTTAATGGAAGTGGAGCTACTGGATTACCAAGATTTTATGCTAATTGGGATGAGTCTACTATTGTTGTGGCTCCCACTCCTAATTTAGCTTATGCAGTACAACTAAATTACATAATTACTCCACCAAGCTTTACCGCTACCAATAATACATATTTATCAGAATACCAACAAGGCTTACTTTTAGATGGTGTGTTAACTGAAGCTTTTGCTTTTTTAAAAGGACCTATGGATATGTACAACTTATATAAAAGTAAGTATAATGAAAGCATACAGAATTTTGCTCTTCAACAAATGGGGAGAAGAAGACGTGCAGAATATGATGATGGTGTGCCACGAATAAAAGTGCCTTCACCGTCACCAAACAGTTAAATTTAAAGGAGGCCAACATGGCAATAACAACTAACGCAATTTGTAATTCATTTAAAAAAGAATTACTACAAGGAAGTCACGATTTTGATGCATCAACAGATGTATACAAATTAGCATTGTATAAAGACACTGCAACACTAGGTAAATCAACTACAAATTACTCACCAAATTTAGGTGCAACAGGAACTGAAGTAACTTCAGCAAATTACACAGCAGGTGGTTCAGCACTTGTTAACCAAGGTGTTAAAGTATCAGATTCAATAGCAATTACTAACTTTGCTAATTTATCATTTGTAAACGTAACACTGACAGCTAGAGGTGCATTAATTTATAATACAAAAACTAACGGTGGTTCAGGTACTACTGACGCTGTTTGTGTTTTAGATTTTGGTGGTAATAAAACTGCAACTGCAGGAACATTTACAATTCAGTTTCCAGCATTTACAACATCAGCAGCAATACTAAGATTAACGTAAGGAGAGGTTTAGATGGCACTTGTCATTAACGATAGAGTTAAAGAGACAAGCACTACCTCGGGAACGGGAACGTTGAACCTAGCTGGTGCTTCTGCAGACTTCATTACATTTGTATCCGGAATCGGTACAACTAATACTACGTATTATTGTATTACGGAAATAGGTGCAAATAAATTTGAAGTTGGCATTGGTACAGTTACCGATGCTTCACCAGATACTTTATCTAGAGACACAGTGATAAGTAATTCATCAGGAAACACTTCTAAGATTAGTTTTGGTGCAGTAGAGAAAGAAGTATTTTGTACTGTCCCTGCTAAAAAAGCAATGTCTCCAGTCATGACAGCAACGGGTTACGTTGTAACTCATGCATCTACACTAGATGAAGTTCAAACAATGGATTCAGGTGTATTAGCAGGACCAGTAACAGTATCAGGAACAATAACAGTAACAGGAGTTTTAATTATATTATAATGAGCACATTAGAAGTAGATAAAATAATTCCTCAATCAGGAACTGCAACACAGTTAGGTGAATCAGGTGATACGATCACTATTCCTGCAGGCGCAACTATTACTAATAATGGAACTGCTACTGGATTTGGAAGTGCTGATACAGAAAAAGTAAAAGTATCTGCTAACGATACAACAGCAGGTTTTTTAAATGGTAAATTAGTTGCAGGTACAAATATATCTTTAACTGAAGGTAGTGATGGTGGAAATGAAACTCTTACTGCAGCTCTTTCAGGAACTATTACACCAAGTGATAATACAGTAACCTTGGCCAAAATGGCTCCAGGTACAGATGGTAATATTATTTCATATGATGCATCTGGTGATCCAGTTGCGGTCGCAACAGGAAGTGCAGGACAAGTTTTAACTTCAGCAGGTGCAGGTGCGCCTCCAACTTTTGCTACTGCTGCAGCAGGGGGTAAGGTTTTGCAAATTAAAGGTACTGCTTCTCAAAATGAAAGTCAAGTTAGTAGTAATTCAACAACCTATGCAGATGTTACTGGTGTAGATTTACTTTTTACTCCAACATCATCTTCATCAAAAATTTATTTATCAGTTACCTTTAATACTGATACTGGAGGAGATGGTCATGGAATAGGAGCAAAATTAACTTTTAATCATTCTGGTATTTCTCAAACCGATGTTGATGCTCAGTATCAATATTATGAAGAAAAAACAAGAACTATTAGGTCAAATCTTTGGGTAACACAACATTATATTCATTCTCCTAGTACCGCTAATGAAATTACTTACAGATTACAATTTAATTCTTCTGGTGCTGGTCAAACTGTTTATATGAATAGAAAAACAATAAGAATTACTGGTTTGGAGTACGCATAATGATTAGTATATTAGACGCAATAGTAGCAATAAATTCAAATGCAAGAACAGTCGTTGAAGGTACAGATATAGATGATTGTACTATTAAATGGATGGATGGAACTGCTGAAATATCTAAAGCAGATATAAAAACTAAAATAGCAGAACTTCAAACTGCTTATGATAATAATAAATATCAAAGAGATAGAGCAGCTGAATATCCATCCGTAAAAGATCAGCTCGACAAAATTTATCATTCAGGAATAGATGAATGGAAAAAAGTAATTAAAGCAACAAAGGATAAGTACCCTAAATGAGCGAAGTAAAAGTAAATAAAATTAGTCCAAGATCAGGGACAGGTGTACAGCTAGGAGATAGTGGAGATACTATAACTATTCCTGCAGGTGCAACGCTAACTGGTACGCAGAACATTGCAAACACATCTTTAGTAGGTTCAGGACAAATTACAATCAATGGTACTGCGGTAGCATTAGGTGGATCTATTACTTTAGTTACAGAAACAAGACCAACAGTATCAGGTATCAGTCCTTCAGCAATAGAGAATACTCAAACAGCAGTTACTATTTCAGGTGGTAACTTTGTATCGGTCCCATTAGTTACAGCAATTA